CCACGCCTTCGCTTCCGTGAGCGTGACAGGCTTGATTGCCGGCGGCGTGACGAGGACGGGACGGTACATGCTGACATCCGGCGCAAGAGAAACGGCGGGCCGAAGCCCGCCGCCAGATCATCAGGCCGGAGGATTGGCCGCAGGCGAGCGCAGCGGGCGAAGCACCCACTCCGCCGACAGGAAGATGTTGCCGGAGTCGTTGGTGGCCGGCGTGATCGTGGCGCGGACATATTGCTTGATGCCGGTGTAGCCGATCTTCCGCAGTTCGTTGTCGTCGTCGAACTGGAAGCCCGCCAAGGCTTCGGTTCCGTTCAGGTACACATCCGCGACGGCAGTGTAGTCTGAGTTGTTATCGCTGTCCTCGATGAGAACCGCGAAGGTCACCGTAGCGTCGGTATTCGCGCCGATATTGATGGCGAGCATGCAGCCGTCGTAGCCATTGAGATCGGCCACGGACGAAACGATCGCGGTATTGTCGGTGCGGGCGGCCTGCGGCGAAATCGCTCGCTTGAGGTCCAGCCCATTCATGATGTCACGCATTGAAGCGTTCCTTTCAGTTTAGAGATGATGGGGAAAGCGGTAGCGGCCAGCGACACTGGATCGCCGGCATTTCTTGTCAGAGGACGAGGAGGGTTTAGAGACTAGCCCGATCGACGAGATCGCCGTACTGACCGAGAATATCGCGAGCCCAAGACACAAGGTCCTGTACCCGCTGGCCAGATGGTTGAGTGGAGATCCACATCTCCAAATTTTCCGGACGGTTGTCGTCCTTCACACCGTTCTTGTGGTGAACATTTTCATGAGGCAGAAGAGGCCGCCCGATGATGTCCGCCATCACTTGCCGGTGCTGATAAACGTATCCATTCGGAATTGCGTTGGGGTTTCCAGGATCGTATTTGACTACGTACCCGAGATGACCTTTGTGCCACTCTCGGCGATGTGCGCTGTGGTGAAACTTGCCACCGTTCACATCGCCGTATTTCAGCATCCGCTGATGATGGGTGACGCAAAGGCCTTTGGCTTTTGATCTCCGACCGCAGCCAGCAACGGTGCATTCCGGCACCTTCTTTGAGCGGAATGGTCCGCCCGCTAAAGGATCACCGTGTCTGCGAAACCGCTGCAGGTGCTTTAGGCAAAAGCCGCGCCCCTCACGCTCCCCATCACATCCGTCAACCGAACAGAATCGCCTCATTCCCTCAGTGTATTACGAAGTTCCAAACTTTAACAGCTTGATCGCCTCGAAGTTAACGACGCCGCCACCGGTTCGTTTGGTGGTGTAGAACTTCGTATAGGGCTTCGAGGTCAGGTTATCGCGCAGAACGCGAATCCCTTGACGATCAACGATCTGGTAGGCCTGCTTGAGGTCACCGAACGCCAGCGACAGGCTGTCCGCGCCGAGCGCGGGCATATCCTCCATCCGGACAACCGGATAGCCCATGATTGTCTCAGGCACGCCCGCGACGAACGAGGGCTGCCAGAGATAGTTGCTCTGGCCGTCCTTGAACTTGCGGATCGATGTGATGACAGACCGGCGGGTGAACCACGCCGCGTTGATGAGGTACTCGTTCTTGAGAAGACCCATCAGGTCGATCAGCTTGTCGCCCTTGGCGGATGCGGCGAAGTCTGCCGAAACGCCAGTGGCAAGATAGCCGATCGAGCCCCAAGCCACGCCGGAGCCGCTGTCGGCGAGAACCGGATAGCCGTTGATGAAGCCGCGGATCTTGTTCGCGGCGCCGGTGACGAACTCCGAGTTCTCGAAGCGGCCGAACTTGCCGCCTACCTTGTCCATCAGCCAACCTTCGATATTTACCGAGGCGTCATCGAGAAGGTTCTGTGTAGCCTTCGGCTCGGTGTCGAGATTGAACACCGGGATTTTCCACTCGCCAACCTGTGGCGTGGTGGTATCGCCCGACGTCGAATGCTCGCCAGCGTAACCTACGCCGGCCTCGCCCAGGTCTTCGATGCCCTCGAGAGCATCGGTCGAGATCGTGCGCGCGCTCGCGTATTGGCGAACCGGGCTGGTCTCGTAGACCTTTTTGACGATGCCTCCGGTGATGTCCGGGGTGACGAAGTAGCCGCCATCCGGGTCGGAGCCGACCGAGAGGGTTTTCACTTCGTCTGCGCTCAGGGCCTGGTGGCCCTCCCGCGCGAAGCGGTCGAACGCTGACTTGTAGTCGCCGTAGCCCTTCTCATCGAGAGGGGTAAACGGGCGGCGGCGGTCGATGGAGTTCGCGTTGAGAATGGCGTTGAATTCCTTCAACTCCATCTCGGCCTTGCCGCCTGCGTCGTTCTTGAGACCCATGCGATTGAGTTTCAATTCGAGCGCTTCGCGTTCGGCCTTCTCGGCTTTCACGGCATTCTCGATGGCTGTCTTTGCTTCGACCGCGGCGTCCAGAGATTTTTCGATTTTGCCAAGGCGCTCGACAAGCACCGGATCATTGGCGCCGCCCTTCGCCTTGAATTCCTTCATCTGCTCTTCGTGCGAAGCCTTGAACGCATCAAAGGCTTCGCCCTGCTGCTTGAGCAGGGTTTCGATCTGGTCCGTCATGGGACTACCTTTCAGGGAGTGAGTGTTGCGATGTTGCGGCGAATGATTGCCGTCAGATCGGCGCCGTCCTCATCCCGAGGGTCCGTAGCCTTGAAGCCGCCAGCGGCGATTGCCTTGGCGGCCGAGTGCGAGTAACCGCCTACGTCCCGTAGGAAGTCCTCGAATTCACGAATGGTCTTGATGTCCGACGACTTGACGGCGCCGATACGCGCCTTGTCGTTCATCGGGAATGTCACGATCGAAACCTCGACCAGATCGAGACTCTTGATGGTGCGGCGCGGCTCGGTCGGCTTGGTGCCAAGCACAAATTCCTTCACGCGATAGCCGATCGACAGACCGTCCAGTGTGCCGGATTTCATCCCCTCGTAGATGTACTGGCCGCGCTCGGTGCTGAGAGCGAACAACTCGCCCTCGACCTTGAGCCCTTTGGAATTCTCTTCCATCGCCGTGTACTTGCCGACCGGCAATTGATCGAGCGCGCCGCCGAGAAACCCGCCGCCGTGCTGCAGCAGCATCGGCGGAAGCTTTCCCTTGTCTTCCCATTCGCGCAGCGTGTTCTTGAACGCGCCTGGCGCGATGACGTCGCCGCCATAGTCTTTGTTGCGCGTGACGCCACCGTAGCCGGAAAACACGCCCGTTTTGTCGGAGGCAAACTTCACCTCCATGTCAAAGCGCAAGCGGTCCATTATTCGTCTCCAGGCTCGGGGTCAGCCGGCGGTTTGGTTGGCTTCACTGGCGCGGCTTGCGCCGGCGGCTGCGGAAGTTTGTCCGCCTCAGGATCGTCGCTGCGGTCCATGTCTTCGAAGTCGCGGACTTCGTTCTGCGTACCCCAGCCCTTTGAGCCGCCAGAGCCAAGCATTTTCGAGTAGTAGTTCGACTTCTCGGTTGGATTAGCGCTCATCATCGCGTTGACGACGAACTTCGTATAGTATCCAGCGCGCAGATCTTCATCGGTGAGCAGGTTGACGTTCGCGCTCTGCGATACGCGCCGATAGACTGGGTCCAGCGTGTAAGTCCTGTGCGCCTGAAAGAACTCGGAGGCGCTTGCGAAAGTCGGAGACTGGTCACCGGCGTGACCGATCATGATCGGCCACACCCGCATGCCGCGGCACATTTCCTCGATCTGGTGCTTTCGCGTTTCAATCAACTGCTGATCGACGGCGGTCATCATGATGCTTTTCAGATCGGCATCCATGTCCAGGATCATCGGCTTGCCGGCGCGCTCAGCGCCTGGGAGATGCTTGTCCATCCAAGCCGAAAGGAACGAAAACTTTTCCGGAGCCAGCTTATCCTTGACGCTGTAGACCGCCGACGTTTGAAGTCCGTTTTTCTGGCCTTCTCCCTGCCCCCGCTCTAGCGAAGCAGCAAGGCCGATGGCGTTACGCGCCATGTAAATCGGGTCCATGCCGAGCCATGAATTCCAAGACGGGCCACGCAAATGCCAGATTGCATCCTGCCCGAACTCTTGTTCTTCTCCGGTTTTCCCGCGGACGAAGTAGCGGAGAGAATAATCGCTTCGCTGCTCGACGCGAACTCGGCCGGGCTCAATAGGGATTAGTTCACGAATCTCGCGAGATATTCCAACCTTATTCGTAAACACATAGGCATTGAAGGTCAGATCGAGATGGAAACTGACTGTCTCCAAAAATTCCAGCGACGTCTGCCAACCATTCGGTTTTCGGCTGATCAGCATATGGAGCGGGTGATCGCTGGCGATCTTCCGCCCCCCGCCCGTTTCCTGATAAACCCGAAACGGGACTGAAAGGCCCTCTGCCCTTACCCTTGCGCAGGCGAGAATAGTCGTGATCTGTAGCGCCGTCTGCCAGTTGACCGGGATGCCGGCCTCCGAAAGGCGGGCGCCATAGACCTCCCTGAAAAGATCCAGCGACGATGTAATCTGTCGCGCGTCTGCGCTCTTATGCCCAACGAGTCTATTCCACAGGCCCATGGGCGGCGATACCTTTAAGCAGTAGCGATCTCCCAGAAGGACTGAGATGCGCTGCCCGTCATGAAACGGGCGAGCGCCATCATGTGCGCCACAGGCCCGTCGATCTTGTTTTCTTCACGATCTTTGCGAGGATAGACGTTGTCCTTCGCGTCCGGCTTCGCCACGACGTTCGACAGCATCCATGTGTAGACAGGGTCGCCGTTATGGGCGGTCTTCCTTGATCGGATAAGGCCGTCCATCTGCTTCATGGGTTCGGAGAAATTCAGCACCAGCGGCCGAACCTCAATCACCGGGATGCCCTTCGCCATTAACTCGCTGACCATCATCATGGCCTGGTGCGGATCGTAGGCAACTTCGGTGACCTGAAATTTCTCGGTCAGGTCGATGATCGTGTCGCGCACCTCGATGTAGTCGATCATCTCGCCGTCGGTCTGCGTGATCCACGCCTCCGGACAATTGACCCATCCTCGATAGTGCTCATTCTCTCCTTGCTCGATCGTCGCTTCCGGGAGGAAGTATTTACCGAACCTGACGTACTCGAACCCCTTCGCGATCAGATCCTTTGCGGCGGTGCAGTCGCACTCGGTAAGTTTGAAGATGATCTCAATGGCGGCGATATCGACCTTGGCCGCGAGGTCTAGCCCGATACGGCAGGGCTGCTTTTCGAAATCTTCCAGCCTTAGCTTCGGCTGCGCGCTTTCGTTCCATCGCTGGATATTGAAATACGCTGACCGAGACTGCACCCACATATTCAGGTGCTTGGTCTTGAACGTTCCGACCTTCCGCGCGTTGTTGATGGCTTCACGCTGGCGGGCGCGGAGAAATTCCCCATTCACACTAACGTCGTAATTCGGGTTCGCCTTGCGGAGAGCGAGTTCGGACGTCCAGTCGTCCTTCGGATCGACGCCATACATCAGCGCGAACATCTCGTCGTTCGCTATGACTCCTTCAAGCATTCTCTGGGCGTCGAGCACCGCGGCGTAGCAGGGTCCAGCAAGATTATCGCCGGCAGTCGTGATGATGATGGACAGGGGCTGCTCGCGCGCGCCCATGCCGGTCTCCATCGTATCAACCATCGCGTCGGTATCGTGCTCGTGGTACTCGTCCACGATCGAGCATGATGGCGACGCGCCGTCGCCCGGCTTTCCAATGATCGGCTCAAACCGGCTTGCGTTGCCGAGGATGTGCAGGTTCGAAGCGTTGACGTCTAGGCCGTATGCAGCCTTTAGGGCCGGCGTTTTCAGCGCCATCAGCCGGGCTGGCCGGAAAACTTCCCAAGCCTGTTTCTCGGTGGTGGCGCCGGAATAGACTTCCGCGCCGTGCTCACCGTCGGCAGTGAGCATGTAGAGCCCAACCGCCGCGGCCCATGTAGACTTGGCGTTCTTGCGAGGCTCGAGAATGATAGCCTTACGGAAGCGCCGGAGGTTGTCCTGCTTCCGGACCCATCCGAACAGACAGACCGTTTTGAAGCACTGCCACGGCTCGAGCTTCAGAAGCTCCGATTTCGAGGCCCACACCCCTTTCGTGTGCGGCAGCAACTCGATGAATTTACAAACTCGTTCGGCTTTGACCGGATCGAAGCGGTAGGCAAACGCCTTGGTTTTCGCTTTCGCAAGGTCGGTGACATGGCGCTTGCACGCCAGCCGCACCCATTTGCAAGCCGGGATCTTCTTGGCAACGACCGCCTTCGCATACTGGAGCGCGAGGTCCACATGGGGAAACTTGTCGGCCATGTCATCCCAAATTCTTGAACGGGTTTCCTTCTGGCTTGTTGATGATGGAAACCTTGGACCGCGCCGCCGGCGTCAGCCCCAATTCGCTCAGTAGCGACTGCGTGTGCCGCATCGCTTCGTTGCGCTGCGCCACTTCGGGGCGCGATCTGTACATGGTGCTGCCGCTCTCGTTGACGGTTTCGAAAGTCCGGCCATTGTCCTCGACCAAGGCTGTCGTGATTTCGACTTCCTCGATGCGCGAGGCACAAAGGGTGATCACCGCCGCGTCGGCCGACGACGCGATTCCCATCTCGTCGAGAATCGCCACCAGCCCGTGAAAGATTTCCGTGCCGCGCACAGTCAGCCAGTGCGGCGGCTTAGGAAGATCGGTCGGCGCCGCTGGCGCTTCTGAGTTCATCCGGCTCGGCTGAGCCGTTCCCGTGACGATTTTCAGATGGTCCGGCTTGCGCTTCCGTCCTCCCTGGTGGGCCATGGGGAAAAACACCTCAGAATTGCACGCGTAGATTTTTTGG